TACTACGGCGTGGCTAAGAACATTTACCTTTGGCCGCTAAGTGAAAAATGACAACGACAAGAACACTCCTAGCGGTATTCTTGTTAAGAATGTTGAGGAATAATGAAAAACAACACACCACAGCTTGACCCAGCCGCAATCCTAAAGGGCCACAACGAACGTGAGCAGACTTTCTCGTTCAAGAGGGCCGTAGACATCACTTCACCTAGTGGCATCCACTGTGAGGAGTATTTGTGTAAGGATCAGTTCGGTAACTGGTATCTGATCTACCGGGCTACATTGTCGGATGGAGAGACCTACGATGTAGGTGACTGGGTAAAGCCCTCCATGCTGGCTAAAATCGGGTGGTTTACAGATGGTCTCTTTGAAGTATTTCGCACCAAGGCATACAAGTCGTTTAACGAGAGCAGCAATCAGATTGCTCGGTTACGCCACCTTGCCTCTGAGAAACTGGAACAAGCAACACACACCGATGCCTAATTCACCTGCCAGAAAGAAGAGAGGTTATGTCCCAATCAGTGGGGCATTACGCGATATCACCAGACGGGACAGTGCTCTACAGCAACGTGCAACACGCACAGCTACACAGAACAAAGAATTAGGGTCAGCCAACGCCGGCCCGGCTACGATCTCCACAGGCACACTGGGAGGCGTAGACGATTACACACCAATCGACCAAGGACGCTACTATGGATAAAGTATTCAAACACTCAGGTCTCACCCTCAAGCAGATGGATTTCTGCAATCATGTGCTGGACGGGGAGAGACTAGGCCCGGCCTACAGACTCGCGTTCAAGACTAAAGGCACTGACAAGAGCGACAACGAAGCTGGTAGTAAGTTGCACGCCCGTCCAGAGATCGGAGCATATCTAGAGAAGCTGAACCTACGGACAGAAGAGAAGCGTTCGCTCACTCGTGCCACTAAGCGTAATCTTCTGACCGAGTTTGCAGAAGACGAAGACACAGACGTAGCCAAGCGCATCAAGGCTATTGAGGTGGACAATTTAATGACTGGTGACAACAAGCCCCAAGAGGTGACGTTCACTGGTCTTGAGGCATTGCTTAACAAGGTTAGGGAAGGCTACGACGAGTGATGGATGGTTCTCTCATAGACCCCAATATGACGGATGAGCAGGCTGAAAAGTTAGCTAAGTGCTTGGCTGATCCGGTGTGGAGACTTAGCAATCTCTATGTCATTATCGACAAGCACGGTAAGGAGATCCCGTTCAAGCCTACCACCGAGCAGTCTTTGATCATCAACGCCATCTATGTGCTGAAGCAGAAGCGTCACGCAATTCTCAAGGCACGTCAGATGGGTTTCAGCACCCTCATTGAGTTGATGATTCTCGATGCCACCTACTTTGGTAAGAACGTGCAGGCTTCGATCATTGATCGTAATCAGGGAGACGCATCCGAGAAGCTGAAGAGCAAGTGCCGGCTAGCCTACGAGAAGCTAGGGCCGCTCATGGAAGGCAAGCTCCCGGAAGACAGTTCCAAGACCATGAAGTTCAGCAATGGCTCGTCCATCAACGCAGGCAAGAATGCTCGTGGTGGAACCAACCAGTGGCTGCACATCTCGGAGTGGGGGCCAATCGCTCACGAAGATCCTCTACGCTCTGAGGAAATAAAGACTGGTGCTCTACCTACCGCTGAAATGGGAGTAGTGATTGTTGAGACCACCTTCAAGGGAGGCAAGGGAGGTCACCTCTACGAACTCTTCAAGAATGCAATGGAGACTCCAGAGGAGCACAGGACAACCAAGGACTTCCGGTTCTGGTTCTTTCCTTGGTATCTGGACAAGGCTTACACGCTAGAGGGGTCAATGGAGGCGATTCCTGAGGCTACGATGAAGTATCTGAGCGAGAAGGAAGCTGATCTAGGCATCAAGTTTACCGATGGGCAGAAGCTCTGGTATTCCAAGACACTGGACGAGCAGGGCATTTTCATGTTTCGGGAGTATCCGACTACACCAGAGGAAGCATTCAGAGCACCGATTGAGGGATCTATCTACGCCGACATCATCTCCAGTCTCCGGGCTAAGGGGCAGGTCAAGGCGTTTGAGTGGGATCGTGCATTACCTGTGTTTAGCTCGTGGGACTTGGGCTGGAACGATAGCACGTCAGTTTGGCTATTCCAGCTTGCAGGCCCAGAGGTTCGGATCATCTGGCACACCAGAGACCGCAAGAAGACTGCTGCCGACATGGCAGTGATTGTTCGGGACAGTGGCATTCCGATCTCACGTCACTTTCTGCCACACGATGGAGACTCACGGACTGCTGCATCAGGTGCTAGTTACAAGTCTGAACTCCAGAAGGCAGGATTTCACGAAATCCAGATTGTGCCAAAGACCAACAGCATCTGGGAGGGCATCAATGCTCTGCGTGATATGCTCAAGAGATCATGGATCAACTTAGCCACCTGCTCTAAGGGAATTGATTCACTTGAAAGCTATCACACCAAGAACGCAGAGTCCGGTGGTAGCATCAGTAAAGAGCCAGTCCATGATTGGAGCAGCCATGACTGTGATGGCTTACGCACTGCTGCTGAAGCACTTGTGCTTGGTCTGGTCAAGGAACCTGCTCGTAGAATGCGAGACGCTATGATAGGAGACTCTCACGCACCTAGATCAATGGTAGGCCAAGGCAGACCACTACGAGACAGAGGAAGGGCAATGTCAGGATTCAGACTATGACCAACTCACCCTTCCGCTCTGCCGCAGGTGTATACGACGATGAGCCGTGTAAGCGCACCTTCTTTGATGATCTACTCCTTCATCTGGAGCATGGCTTTGTGTTCTCACGTCCAGACTTCTTTGTCATGGGGCGTGCAGTAGTGAAGGGATCAGCAGACGAACTAATTGTAGACCCGACTTACCGCTTTCCCAAAGAGCAGTGCGACTGCTGGCATATGTATCTCTTCGCTGGGGATATGAGCAAGTGCTTCGACATCATGCCTTGGCCTTTGAAATGGGTGAGCATGGAACGCCGCAACGAGTTGCGTTATATGCCAATGGAGTTTTTACAGAGAGTCTTACAACAACAAAGCGAGGAACAATCATGACACCACTATTTCACTTACGCCAACTCAACAAGGGTGGTGGACAACCACTCCCAGCACCTCGTGCCAGCACGCCTCCACCTACCGAAACACAGAACGAAGTAGTGCAGGCTAAACGTGACTCACGCCGTAACGCAGCACGGCGTAAGGGAATGCAGGCAACCATTCTGGCAGGTGAGACCGGAGGCTACCAAGGTGGGGCAGATGTTCAAACTGGTGGTCAGACAACCTTATTAGGGGGAGGAGTTTAATCATGTCCAAAGAAGCAGAATACATCATCAACAGACACAAGGGGCTTACAGCATCATGCCTCAACTGGCGTGAAGAGTGGGACGATACCGCTAACTACTGTATGCCCCACAAGGGCAACATCACCACGAAGCAGGCTGCTGGTGAGGAGCAGACTGAGGATGTCTATGACTCCACGGCTGAAGAGAGCTTAATGATCTTTGCTGCTGGTCTCTTGTCCCAGCTTACCCCGGTTGGTGAGCTATGGTTCCGCTTTGAGCCAACTGACAACGAAGCAAGCGAAGACTTAAAGAGGTGGTTTGATGACTGCACCCAGAGAGCAGCTAAAGCAATTTACTCCAGCAACTTCTACCTAGCGATTCACGAGGACTTTCTCGACGCTGGAATGGTAGGCACTTCCAATACCTACTTGGAGCAGGGAGAGAAGCGTTTACTGAACTTCGTAAACATTCCAATTGGCGACTACACCATTGCAGAGAACAACGAGGGCATGGTTGACACCGTGTTCCGGGAGTGGAAGTGGACTGCACGTCAAGCAGAGCAGGAGTGGGGAACCGAGAACATGACTGAGAAGCTCCGGGAGTCTCTCGCCTCAAATGATCCCAAGGGTCAGGACGAGAAGTTCACCTTCATTCATGCCGTGTATCCACGGAAGAAGTCTGAGTCACGCGAGGGAGACGTAGAGGGAGTCTTACGCCCTATCGCCTCCTGCTATGTCTGCGTTGAGGACAAGGAGATCGTCCATGAGTCTGGGTTCTACGATATGCCTTATGCCGTGTCTCGCACCATGCGTAGCCGCAACGAGGTCTGGGGACGTGGGTTCGGGCAACAGGTTAAGCCAGAGGTCAAGATGGTAAACCGGATGGAGAAGGATCTCCTGATCGCTACAGAGAAGACTGTGCGACCTAGCTGGCTGATGCCTGATGACTCCGCTTACCGTCCAGACAATCGTCCTGATGGCATTACCTACTGGGACACCAGCAATGCCTCTAACAAGCCTGAGAGGGTGCGTGAGGATGGTCGTATTGACTTTGGGGAACAGAAGACCGAGCAGAAGCGCAGACGTATTCGTTCTGCATTCTTTGCCGATATGTTCCAGATGCTCTCCAACACCAAGGAAGCAAAGCGTGAGAAGACTGCGTTTGAGGTAGCTCAGATGATTCAAGAGAAGCTCGTGCTGTTCTCCCCGATCTTCGCCCGTATGGTGCAGGAGAAGCTCAACCCACTACTGGAGCGAGTGTTCAACGTGATGTTCCGTGAGGGG